GAACTACGGGACGAAATAAATTTATTAAGTTGGTTCATAAATTCCTTCCCGTAATTACACGTAAAATCTAATAATAAAGACGCTTGGGCCATTATTGATCCCACTCCACCATTAACAATGGAGTACACTTTTGTTATACAGTCCAAAGCAAACCGTAAAGTCTTCTCTAAATACGAAAATATAGAGACAAACGAACTATCTGCAATAACGCTGGCACCATTACGTAATGAAGTTAGCAACGACTCCAAATTTTGAAAAACCCCTGCTTCAATGGCATTATTAACGCCACTCGTTAACTTATTAACACCACTCATACACTCTGCAAACTTCTTACGTTCATCATCAAACATTTGAAATTTGCTAAGCTCCGGGCCAGGGTTGGCTTCAACGCCCTCCGTGGTTAAATCCTTAACAAAAGAACTGTCTATATCATTAGAGCAAAACACATCCTTCATCTGAAATAATCCACCTGGAATCCTAGTCTGCCCAAGCGTTACAGGGAAATATACCATAAAATCATCAGCCACACTATGCCATAAATACGAACGGTAGGTTGAAATAGAACCATCCGGATCATTTGGGCTAGCAGCAATAGAAAATCCAATATTCAACTGTGGCCAACCTGTTTTATAACCCCCAGCAGTTGCTTGTCCAAATGCATAAGCTACCATTGGATAACGTCGATAGTAAGGTACCTCCAACACATGTTGTTGCTCCTTCGCTACTGACCATTGCGTCGCACCACTAAATGTTGTGGATAAATTTATATGTAAAAACGTGATACCAGTTGTGGTAGGAATTGGAACTAACTCTTTTGACCAATCTGGTGTACTAAATCCCGTAACATTTAAACTAACACCAGTGTCAGTAGACACATGAAATCTATTGCCACCATTAGCTGCCAAATATGAGGCCAAAACAATCATATGCTCCCTCCCCATAAATGCCGGTACTTGGTAAAAAACACCATATTCAAATAACGACGCATCAGTAGTATTAGCTAATGCAGTAGCACCAGCAAAATTTGGCCTCCGAAGCAAGAATAATACATTATCATGTTCTTGTTTCAGATAACCATTTTGTGGTCGTGTGGCAGATTTATAAGCAACCTGTTGCGTACTAACTTCTCTTGCAGTATCAGAAACTTCTTCCATTTGAAAAGCTCCTGTTACTAGACCTCCAACCTTTTTCTTAACAGCAATATGTGGATTAAGAGCTTGTAACCATATTGAAAAATTAAGAGTCTGCGATGCACTCGCAGTAGCTTGTAACCTATTCCACACAACTACTTTTAACACACCATAATTGGTTTGACCTGTTCGTAGCATTCGCGACATTGCAGAAAATGGTATATCAATAGAAACTGACGTCTCGGATGCCACATTCAAAATAGCGTGTGGTAATTGAGTTAACGAATTCTGCCCAATATAATTTGCATCCGCTATCCCTAGTTCCAAAGGAACCCACACTAACATGAGTGCCCCTTGATGGAACAGTGTTGGATTAATACGCAACGTTGCCTTCATATCCATTCGGAAAAATTCATGATAATCCCCGAAGCCAAACGTAGAAACATCTGGTTGGAAAAGAGCCGAAGGTAAAGGCAAAATAGATATAGAATCAAAAATACTCGCTGAGGTTGCAAACGATTGCGCAGCAGATATCAAATACTCGCGAGTTAAAACATTTTGTGAATCAGCAGTAACAACATTTGCCGAAATAGCTGCGTTAGCTAAATTCGAGGCAGCTAGACCTTGCTGTGGTAACTTATGCATAGTTTCCTTAACATTCGTCTTAACAACCTCTTCATTCATCTGAAATGATCCATTTAAATAAAATTGTACTCCAGCTGGAACTTGTCTCGGCACTTTAAATTCAAAATCATCCAGTGCCGAAATATAAACATTTACATCAATGTTAGTGGCAACTGATCCATTAACAGCAAGCGCATTCTGTACAAATATATTAAAAATACCCAAAGTTTGGGTTATAGTGGGTATCACATTACTATGATTTCGCACTTCCAAATAATCCGCACTTGAAACATAAGGTATATCCAATGACGTCCTATTGTTAAACCCCAAATCTAAAGTAGCAGACGTACAATTTCTTGCTTGACTAAAAGTCATGGCACTCAAATTAGGATTAAAGGCCACATATAATTGACCTTGATGAAATCTTGTTGACATACATTCAACTGTAAAACGTAATCCACCACGCCAATAATTATATAAATAACCAAAATAAGATAGCGGAGTATTATCCACTTGTACACCTGTTGTGGTATATGTTTGCATAGGATCAACACTATACTGTTCTAATAAAGAACCTCCCACCAGTGTAGTGTTCCAAGTTAATACGGCAATACGTGTAGGAATCTTAGCTCTCTCCGGAATACTCAGTAAACGCATACTTTCTGCAAAAGTACTAGACATTAAATCTGATTGTACCAAAACTTCATCATCATCGCGCAGTGCAAGACTTGCAACTTCCTTTGGTAAATTACAAGTTGAATAATCACCTGCTACAGAAGATACTACATGTGGTGTATCTTTGATACCAGGCGAAGGAAACAAAGACTTTGCCACATTCCCTATTATAGGTAGCATTGCACCAATCTTACTAACTAATTGCTCCTCCATCTGAAAACAACCACTAACAATTATTTCATTGTCACACTCATTAACCATAAATATTTCATCAATGGTTATCTTATTATTATCACTATCAACCAAAAATAATTCACCATCATTAATCATATCAATAATCTTTTGGTTTCTATCATCAATAAACAGAGGGCTTTGGTAGAGCGCAGTGAGATATTCGTTAGTTGTAGCCATATTGAGAGTTTTCCAACGTCCGTCTTTTAACGTCCCGGAATAGACGACTTTACCCAAGCAGGGGCAGGTTCCTTAGGTATGAGCCTACAAATATAACCGATCCTCCAGCGATCAAACCGCTACGTTTACAACATAAC